CCAATGCTGTTTTTAAATGCATCGGCTTGTTCCATACCAATTTGATCGCGAATCGTATCTAACAATGCCGGCATTTGCTCATTTTGCATTTTACTGACTTCTTCTAGCATGTCCTGAATACTGTCAACCATGTCCTTGGCGGCTAGGATGGCCTGGCTCTTTCCCATTTCGCTTTCGGTGATAAGTTGTTGTTTATTCTCAACCATCCAGCGATGTAAGCCTTCACGTACCATTAATAATTCCATATATTTTGGATTTTTTTCGGCTGCATGAATGCCATGGCTTTTCTTAATCTGATCTAGGCTTTCTGTAAGTCCAGTAGCTAGCTTATAAGCTTTAGGAAATGTAAGATTTTCGTAAGCTATTCTTACTCCAAATCTACTTTCCATTACTTTGTTAATTTTTTTGGCAGTAGGCTTAACGCCCATTTCAGTTAATCTCATATTGTTTGGTTCCCAAATTTACTGTATTTAGCCGATTTTAAAGTTTTTTTCAAAATATCATTAAAGGCTTTGTATTGATATCTAGCATCAAAGTATCTATTTAGAATTACCTTTGTTTTAATTGGATCTTTACTTTTAGCCATTATATGCTGATATTGTAAAATGTCGTTTTCTAACTTACCAATTTTGCTGTCTAAATCTAATAGTTCTTTTGCTGCATCGTATCTTTTAGTTACTTCACACATACAATATAGTATAGCGTTAGCTTTACTTATAAAAGAATGTTGAAAGCTACTATCTAAACTTTCTGTAACCCAGCAATCTTTGTGCTTGCCGTCAATTTTAAAATTTCCAACTAAAAACCCGTGATTTCCAACTTGGATTACCACGGGTTCGTCTCTGTATTTTCCTAACTCTTTTTTGGTCCAATTAATAAGATAATTTGTAGCCAAATTGACTATATGTTTTTCTTTCCTATTTAATTTTTTTCTTGAAAAAGATTTTGCCTTCATGTTTAGATCTTGTTAGTATGTCTTTATTTACTAGATTGTTTGCTATTATTCTTTCACGTTCATTTAAATCTTTTTTTCTAACTTTGGATGACTGGCTAAACTTTCCTAATAAATCTGCTTCTTCGTTGGTTATTGGTAACCTTATATTATTTAATAATTCTAGAATTTTCATTTTATTTCATTATGAAATGAACTATTGTAGTTATTAACCCTGTCAATAGAGCTACTCCAAATGCAGTGCCTATTGTAATGATCGTTCCTTGAGCTTTTTCTGTAGCAGAGCTATCTTTGCTCGCAGATTGCGTGGCCTGATTTGCCATAAGAGTTGTTCGTATGACTATTATATGTTCTTCTAGTTTGTCCATACGTTCTTCTAGGTTATCTAGTTTCTGTTCCAACGCACGGTACCTTTCAGCACATAAATCCACGTGTGCCTCAAGGTTAGTTCTTTCGCTAATGGCCATTTTTTTACTATTCTTTCAAAAGAAAATAAGGGTTCTGTTAAACTGCCTAAGTAATATGCCATAATGATAGTGCCTGTTTGAGCCGGTGAATCGATAGTATTTATGGATGAAACTGTCCATCCATAAAGTATATGTTTTTAATCGCCCCGTAAGGATAAAAGATTGGTAATATAAATCTTGCAGTTTCTTCTAAACCACAAATAATAGGTACTTGTTCAACATCTCTATTTAATTGACCCACTGGATCACCGTCTAACAAAAAAACATCTTCTGCATCTACTCCAAAACTAAAATACCATACTAGTTGTTTTGTACCGTAAAAATACTCGCCAAAAATTGAAGATTGATCTATTTCAAATTCCTTACTGTATGGTCCGTCGATTAGTTGTGGTTGTGCTCTTAGTCCTATGCATTGCAAAACTGTTTCCCAGTTTCTTTGTTGATTTCTTTGGAATTCGTTTTCTGTTGTATGCCTAATTATTCCCGTGGCAGTTATATCGACTAATGTAGCACAAGTATAGAATTTCATATATGTATTTATAGCCATAAAAAAAGCAGACTTTAGTCTGCTTTTTGTTGCAACTTATAAAAAATTACGATACTACAAAGCTTGTGCCATCTGTAACAGTTGCACTACCTAAGTTAACTGAACCTTTTTTAGTTCCAATTGCTTGTAATGCTGTTTGTAGTACACTAGCTGCCGGTGCATTAACACCATCGCAGATTAAACTAATTGCACCTGATGTTGCGTGAGCATAATATGCTAAAACAGGTGGGAAAGCTTGAATGATTGCCTCATAAGCTTCGTTAGCTGCATCGTCCTCAGCTGATAAGTTTACACCAGCTGCTACAACGTATAATTTAACACTCTGACCAGGAACGATTAAAGTTCCTGTTGTGCCTGCAAAAAAATATCCTGCACTACGATCTAATCCAATTGCCATTTTGTTTCTCCTAAATTTATTTGCGTAACCGCATGTTAATATTTATGCTGACCATAAAAAAAGCAGACCGAAGTCTGCTTTTCGTTGCTTATATTTTTAATTAAGCTAATTTAATACCACCAGTTGAAGTAACTGCTGCTAATGCAGGGAATACGTTACCGTATGCACCGATGTTAGCACCAGGTGTACCGTTGTGGCTTAGTGTACGGATCTGAGCTTGTAAATCACTGTCGCTCCATGAGCTACGCTCTACTAGAACGCTTAACTGTGCTGTTGAACCGACACTGTCAACTTGGTACGCTAAAACTGAAGCATTTGTAGAAATTGTCTTGATCAATGTTTCTACTGCGCCAACTAGACCTGCACCGCTTGGCTCACCTAATTCAGCAGCTAGGTTAGCAGTAACACCTAAAGTTGTTACTTTGATTGCACTGATAGGTGCAGCAATACCTGTATTAATGATTTTTGCATTTGCAAAAAATTGACCTGCATCAACGTTGTTTACACCAGCACTATTGCCGTGTACTTTTTGGACTCCGATTGCCATTTTTGTTTCTCCTAAATTTATTTGCGTTTAACGCATAGTAATATTTATACCAGTTAGCCCATTTTAGCGAAATTAGCGGCACTAAAGACCTGTCTATCGACTATCTTTACTAAACCATTTGGAGTAGGAAATATAAATCCTTCACCGGCTGGCTGTCCGTTAATAACTTCTTTAATGCCTTGCACTTGTGATGCTAGTTGTTGTGCTAAATTTTGTTTATATGCGTAAATAGAATTCCAAATTGCTTTTAGCCCAGTGTATCCTGGACTTTCTACTATTTCACCTTTATTATCTTGTGCGAACAATGTACCGCTGTAATCTGCACCTACTAGGTAATTAAATTGCTTTCCGCTGAGTTGTGTTTGTAACCAATCGTGTAATTCTTGATTCGTCTGTCCGGTAATCTGTTTATTAAAATATGTTTTAATTTTATCCCGAGCAGTTTGCGGTAAAGGTGCTAGTAATTCATCAACTACTTTTCCGTATTTTGCAAGGGCTGTTTCTGCTGCTCGTTCCTGTTGTACTGGAGTTTTAAGTTTAAATTTATTTCCCGCTGTTGGACTGATTATTGCCACACCTCCGGGAACATTTGTCAACCCTTGACCATTCCATTGTACAGGTTGATCACCAATGTTTTTAAAGTACTGATGTACAACGACCCCGCCTACACTATTACCAATAATTTTTCCCAATGGGCTATTAACGTCAACTTGGTATTCTACAAGATTTGGTTTGAAAGAATAAACGCCTCGTTGAGGAGTTAATTTACCAGCATACATCAAATCGGCCCAATAAAATCCAGATCCTTGAACAGAGGCATTTAGGCCTGGCCACAGTGCAGCAGCCGCATCATACAATGTTCCGCGGAGCCCACCACTGGCTTTTTGAGCATCATATTGTTGCCATTCTTCTGGGCTGGTTACCAATACACCACGATCGAACATGTATTTGTCGGCCATGCCTAACTTGCCATTGGGTAATCTTCCGAATATCAACGCTGGGTACCCGTCCCATTTAATAGTTAAATTTGCAGGATTAGCAATGACAGATTTTAAGCTTTGTACTTGTTGAGCAGCAGCCTGACTACCAAGAAAAATAGCATCTTCTGGATGGGGTGTTCTTCCTGTAATTGATTCTTCGAGGTATTGTATAAATTCTAGCTTCATTAATTGTCATTCCTAAATCGACGCACTCCTCTTATAAACTTGTTAGGATCATTGTTTCTGATACTGTTTAATAGTCTGCGTTCTAGTTCTGCCGATTGTTCTTCGCTGTAGTTTTCTTTAATGTAATTAAGCAAATTTATAGCACTAGAAATCACATGGGTAGCACGACTTTCGACAAGATTTTCTTTATCTTGCCCAATAGGCATGTGTGCTAATTCATCCAAGATACTGCGAGTCTTTTTTTGCAAAATTTGCTCCGTTATTTTATATTTATTAGTATTAGGTAAGAGTCCAAATTGCGTACACGCTGTATCTGACAAAGTCCTGAGGAACTGCACCTTCAATATAATGCACTAACTTAGATTGATTGTCCATCAGATACCCTGAATTTATCTTAAACTCAGGTTGTATTTTTTCGTCGTTATATTCAAACACAGTAGTCAGATATTGCGGACCATCAACAAGATATATTTGAATAGCATAACTAATAGACGGATTGTCTGTATGCCTAGGAATACCAAATCCTGCTGTATCTCGCCAAATTGAAATTCCTGAAAAATCGCCAGATTTGTTTAACAGACTGTTTAAGGTAAGGGTTAAGTCTGAAAACACCATATGGACTTCTTCGACTACTGTATCGGGTAACCAATTGAGTTGTTGTCTGCTTAAAGGGTATGCATTTTTATTATATAAATTATTTTTCCAATTTATATTATCATTAGCAACAAAGTCCACTAGTTTTTGCACTAATAACGGATTTAGAAAATCTTCAAGTAAAAACAAATGCGGGGAGGCTGTTTTTTTTAATTGTCCTAATTTGTTTTTACTGTATAAGCAGGACTGGTTGACTAGTTCAAAATCAAGAC